CAAGACTGAAATCAAAGTTGAAAACATTGAGCTTTCTTATGAAAGTGATTACCGCATGCGGTGCATATGCTGGAATAACAGCAATAGCACTCATGATCAGCCGCGGAATAACAAAGGTTATTCGCCAGAGACAGACAAACGCTAGGATCGGTAACCTAGCGGATGTAAAAGAAAGACAAATGTGTCGTCTATTGGTGGGTAATGCCGCTATCTCTGACCAAGGTAGGATAGAACAACATGCCTGGTTAGCACAGGGTGGGGTGACTCTGAGAAGACACCCGGGTGCGCAAGTTGGTGAAAGCTATATACAGCCTGACCAGCAAATCGTAATCCTCAAGACGGAAGTACTAGCAATTATGTGCTACCGATATCTTGACGCAACCCTTCCCTTTTGGAGCCTGATGAATGGGCCTTGCCTGTCATCAACACTGGCTAAAGCACAAAGCTTGGCATTTGGGTGGTGTAGCGAGAATATAAGAGCTTCAAGAGCAGCCCATATAAATACCTATAATGATGCGGGTATTTCAAAAATTGTGCATCTAGCCGTTAGCTTATACTCGTTTCCCAACGACGATCGTATTGCTGACGCGGAGTTTAGGAGCCACTGGGACTCCAGGGAGACTCGACAACTTGTTCTTAACGGGAGAACTATGGCCGGGCAGTTCGCCTCATTTATGGGGAGGAATGCCGAAGATCGGTCAGAGTTTTTCCACTAAGGACAGTTTTTAGGGATGACTTCTTGCCTGTAAGAGGCCGCGCACCATCGCAGTACCCCTCGATTACGAGGGGATGGTGCCAAGTCATCCCTTTAGGCCATTCTGTCCAAAAGACAGGGAAATCAGTAGACAATGACTTTTTCAAATTGGTAGGGTCTGATTACAAAGTGGGCGTAGGAACCGGCGCAGCCACTGTAAGATCAGTATATGAGCGACTATTCTTCGTGAAGATAAACGGAAGATTAAGAGAGCCATACAAACCAAGGAGTAAAAGGCTATTTGACTCTAGAATGAAGCACGTGCGCAACAAAGTTCTTGAGGGTATGCATAGGGAATACACTCCATTTACGAATGAGGAATTCCTAGCAACCTATAAAGATAGCAAACGTAAGCGAGACAGGTATAGTAAAGCCGCAGATAGCTTCTATGCAGGTCGTTTTAAGAGTCTGAAACAAATAGCAAAGGTACGCGGTTTTCTGAAGAGAGAGAAGCTACCTTATCACGCAAAGGGTGTGAACAATACAGTTTTGAGACTGGTTTCACCAAGAAACCCAATGCATGCCATGTATACTGGTAGATATTTAAAGAAGGCCGAACAGCAAATCAAGTTGCTGAGAAGGGTTGACCTAGCCCTCGTTGAAAATGGAGCAAGCACGGAAGAACGCTCAATTTTCAAAGGACTTGATGGGGTCGAGCAAGGTTATCACATGGATTTGAAACGCAAGAGAATAGACAATGCTGTATTTTTATCGTTTGATGCAAGTAGGTATGACCAGCACGTTAGTGAGATTGCTTTGAAGTGGGAGCACGGGATATATGAATATATGTTCCCCAGAAGGAAACACAAGCTTTTTCATGAAATGTTGGATAACCAGTTGAAAAACACTGGGTCCTACTATGCAGATGATGGTTCTTTGAAAGTAAATTTTGAAGTAGAAGGAGGCAGAATGTCAGGTGATATGAATACGTCACTTGGGAATTGCTTATTGATGACATGTATGACCAAGGCTTACATGGACCACCTCGGTATTAAAAATTATGGTGTGGCAAATAACGGAGATGACACTTTTGTAGTGGTCTCAGCGAAGTACGTTCGCAGAATACAAGCCACACTGTATGGTTGGTTTAGAGACATGGGGTTTAAGATAGAATTAGAGAAACCTGTAACACAACCAGAACAACTAAAGTTTTGTCAGGGACGATTCTTTCAGACAGATGGTTTTTGGGTTTTTTCAAGAGACCCATTAGTAGCCATGACGAAGGATAGCCTGATAACTAAGGTATTGCCAGGAAGAGGAGGTAGAGAGGCCCACATAGCCGCCATAGGTGAATGTGGGCTGGCTGGGCACGCTTGCGTGCCCGTCATGCACAGCTATTACAGATACATGACAAGATTCAAGTCGTTAGCTAAAGGGGAGAAACAATTGGCTGCGGCGCGCGCGAGGATATACAACCCACACAGTGGTGATTGGGTTAGGAGTAGAGCAAATTTGACAAAGTGGTACGACAAAGTAGACGATATCACTAGGATCTCATTTTTCCTAGCCACGGGTTGGACACCTCAACAGCAGCGTTTAGTTGAGGAGGATTTTGCGTGTAGCACGGTTGATACTGTAAGAGTTAGGAGCTGGCTGGATAGGGAGCAAATGTCCAGGCAAGTGAACGCATGCAGAAGATCTCAAGGAAATTAGGATAAAGGCTGACGAGCCGTTAAACACGTAGGGTGATGACCAACATCATGGGGTTGCACGATATAATGAACCAAATCGTTTGAGCTAACCAAAATGCCGAGAGACTGCACGGCTTCCCCTTACCGACTCCCACTAAGGTTTTTGTGTGATGTACAGTCCCCTATTTGTCGGGGTATCCCATACATGACAAGAAGAAGAAATAACAACCGAAGAAACAACAACAACAACAACAAACGAAAACAATCAACTAGACAGCAGATTGTGTACCGAAACTCCCCCATGAGTATAGGTGCACAAATCGGTGATGGTTTACAGAAGTTTGGCACCAATTTAGTGACAAAGCTAATGGGCATGGGTGATTATCACCTACAAACAGACGTAGACGGGATCAAGAAGAACGCCCTCTTTAAAGATGGTAAAATGCCAATGTCATTCGCAGGTACGAAGGCAGGCATCTTGATGACCCATTCCGAATATCTTGGGCTAATTACAAGCTCGGAGACTGCTGGCAAATTCCATTCAGAGACGTACCCTTTGCAGCCACTCAACAGCAAGTCATTTCCATGGCTAAGTCAGTTCGCTGACGCTTTTGAGAGGTATGAAGTAGAGGGGGTTGTCTACCGCTTTGAAAGTTTGAGTGGAGTAGCAGTCAGTGGCCAGGATTCCAGTTTAGGAACTGTCGCTGCATACTTCCACTACGACCCCAATGATGCACCAGCAGCAAGCAAGGCTGAGATGCTGCAGTATTCCTCGTCTGTATCGGCGAAGACGTCAGAAAATTTACTGATAGGTGCTGAATGTGATCCGACTATGCAAGTCGTTAAACAGATGTATGTGGATGACTCGAAAGTTACAAGCGATAAACGCTTTAGCTCTAAGGGGTTCTTCACCATCGCAACGGATGGTCTCAAGGCTGAAAAGCAGACTGTGGGTGAATTGTGGGTCCATTACAAGATCCGCTTCCACATTCCAAAGATCCATCCAAGCAGGTTTGCACCGTCACCAGCAAGCTTCCTGGGACATGCTTCATATAGGCGAATTGGCAATGTGACCGAACCGTTTAGTTTAACTAACGACCCAGGTAACGGCCATAACAAAGTGACTATGTCACCGCAGTCCAATAGACTGCTTGCTTTCATTGGGCTTGATCCCGCAGACACAGAGAAGGTATATACAGTGTTCTTACAAAGCTCAGGAAACTTTGCTGCAGGAGGTAATGACGATCCAAAGGTTGCTGGTTCCTTGGTACAACGGTCCAGGGAAATCGACAACACTGTCTTTCCAAGTACCGCTATCATCACGTTTAGTGTTGGTAGTGCACAAGGAGACGACCTTTTGGCTGTCACGTTGGAACAGACGGAAAATCCAGCTATAAGTGTGACTCTTTACGAAGGAGATTACACTTTGTTTGACGGCTTTGCAGCTTTTGCAAAGTAGTCAGCCGTAGCCGAAAGGTGCGGCCAGGGGCCATTCTCGGCAGAGGTGGCGGTCGGCTAGTCCGGTCTTAAGGGTTGCGTGAAATGGGACTTATGGGTTTCACGGCTGGCAATAATATGCCCATCTCCAAGATGTAAATTGGCGAGCTAGCGATCTAGCCAGAAAAATAAAAACAAATACAAAATAAGGACCTTAGGTAACCGATGGGAGGAGACTAGGGCCGACGCTCAAACATAAACATTTAGCCTTTGTTTGGGTTTCCGAAGACGAAAGTTAAGGAGAGTAGACCGTAGAAATGCGGACTGTAAGAC